AAAATATTATTAGTTTAAATTACAATCACTTTAATGAATTGGTAGATGAGAGAATAGATATGTCTAATGACATTCGTAATGTGTGGGGCAGTGATGTATTCAGTAGGGATGGAAGACTACAAAATAATGAAGAATACCCTCTAGACCCTTACACTCTACTAGGAATTGTTCAGAATCAACAGGAACAAATAATTAAATTAGAAGAAAGGATAGAGCTGATAGAATATAACAACAGCTCAAAGGAGATAGATGATGAAAGGCAATAGACAGAAAGTAATAGAGCGTTTAGGTATCGAGCATTTTAAGATACCTAACACCAAACGAAATTGGTTCGTGATAGGCTTTATCTTTGGCTACATACCATATATTGTACATATGGAAGGGTGGTTGAAATGACTGAAATAATAATTGCAATAATAATATTAATTGTAGCATTTAACTTATGGAGGATGGGATGATAGAACTAATAATAACGAGTTTCATAATCTTCTTTTTGGTGATGGTATGGGTGTTGACACCTCCCGAAATTGAGGATGAGATTAAGTATTTTATAACTAAGTTTACTAGGAGGAAATAAGAGATGGGGATAATTAAATTTGATTTAGGCAGCAAGGAACGTAATGAGATAGCCGAGCGTAAGGCTAAGGTTATCTTAGGTACTGACGAGGAAATCAAACCTCGTGCGTCTGAGGTCATAGATGAAGACAGTATCATAGGTTTAGGGAACAGTATATCTAAGTTAATTAAGGAGATGATAAGAAATGAAGTGTAGAATCTGCGACCAACTACTATCTGACCTAGAATCAGTAAGGAAAGACGAACTGACTAAGGAGTATCTAGACACTTGTACCTATTGTCTGATGATGTCTAAGCCTTCCGTAATCGATAACATAGATGAGGAAATAAAGGCGGTAAAAGACTTGACAAAAGGCTGAAAATATGGTACAATAGTACTATAGATAAAATTAAAGTGAAGCCTAGAGTAATAACCATTATAGTTATCATCTTTAGGTCTCACTTAAGGAGTTATTCCTTCAGCAATAATCATTATAGTTGTCATCTTTAGGAATAAAACTACAGTCTAAACTAAAACACCCCCTATGTCTCTAATAGACTCCTATAGAGAGTTAGGGGGGTATTTTGGTCTAATCACTTAAAAGTGACCTCCAAATATTAGATTTAAGAGGACTTTAGGTATAGAGCAAGGCTTAGGTATGCCTTAATTAGGCAAACCGCAGCCCAAAGTGGTTAATTAAGTATGAAGGTCTATAGTTAGGTTTAGCCTCCTCCTAACTTTAGGTCTATCTTTTTAAAAGGTGGCATAACAAGGAAAACAATATGGAAACTAAAATAGAAAAAACCAAAGGTGTGGCTAAGTACATCTACTTAGATAGTACTGAAAAGTTCCACGATGAAGATACAGGTAAGTACACTATAACTATAGCTGTGTCAGATGCAGAAGTCAAGAAACTTGAGAAGTTAGGTGTCAAGGTTCGTGAGTTCCAAGATGAGGACGGAGAGTCATATAAGGCTAGGAAGTTCTCTACGAAGTTCAAACTTAACGACAAAATGATTATGACTGAAAGTGGAGACCATAGTATCGGTACAGACTTTGGTCGTGGCTCTAACGTAGAAGTATGGTGGAGAACAGGTAATAAACATCCCACACACGGTACGGCTACTTATCTGACTGCCATCAAGGTAGCAGATGACCACGAACCAGGATTTGTTGCCTCTAATGAGGAACTAGCTGAGTTCTTCGGTTAATCTTTTAAATGTCAGATTTTGTTGAACATTCAAACTGTCCTATTTGTGGCAGTAAGGATAATCTGGCGGTGTATTCTGATGGTCACGGTCATTGTTTTGGCTGTGGTCATTGGATACCACCTACAGACTTAAACGGAGAAGATATTTTATTTAATGATCGGGAGAATTATATGGATAAAGAAGTGTCCATTAAAGGTTTCAAGGGGGCAATCCCCGAAAGAAACATCACGAAGAAGATAGCAGTCAAATACGGAGTGCGTATATCTCACGGTGAGGATGGAGAAATCAATAAACATTACTACCCCTACTATCACGCTAAGACAGGTGATTTACTAGGGTACAAGGAACGCAGCACAAAGACTAAATCATTCCATATAGATGGTACTAATAGAGGTGCAGGTCTATTCGGTCAACAGGTATTTAAGGAAGGAGGTAAGTACCTAACTATATGTGAGGGCGAACTAGATGCCTTGTCTATCAATGAGATGTTCGATGGTAAGTGGGCAGTAGTCTCTTTGAAGAATGGTAGTGGAGGTGCATTGCGTGACATCAAAGAGAACCTAGATTACATAGAGTCATTCGATAATGTAGTCCTATGTTTCGATAATGATGATGCAGGTAATGATGCCGTCAAGGAGGTCAGAGATGTCATATCCCCTAATAAGTTAAGGATATGTAAGTTACCTATGAAGGATGCCTCAGATATGCTACAGGCAAATAAAATTAAAGACTTCATAGATACTTGGTGGAACGCTAAAGGTTACACACCTGAAGGTATAGTGTCAGCAGAGGATACTTGGGAGTACGTCAAGCAAGACCAAAATGTTAAATCTATACCTTATCCCTGGATACAACTCAATCAACTAACCTATGGTTTCAGACAGAAGGAGTTAGTAACTATCACGTCAGGATCTGGGATGGGGAAGACTAGTGTAATAAAAGAACTAGAGCACTACATACTGAATAATACCGATGATAATATAGCTGTGATACACCTAGAAGAGACAGTAGGGAGGGCAGTCAAAGGTATAACTTCGGTGGAGTATAACCTCCCTCTCCATCTCCCGGAGTATGAAGAAAAGTTCAGCGAGAAACAGAAGTACGATATGTGGTATAAGGCTGTAGGTTCTAAGAAAGGTAGAGCGTTCTTCTTCGACCACTTTGGTTCTATAGCAGAAGATTCTCTAATCTCTCGCATAAGGACATTCGCTAAAGGTCTAGACTGTAAGTGGATTGTCCTGGACCATCTATCTATCGTAGTCAGCGACCAAGAAGGTTTTACGGATGAGCGTAAGGCTATAGACGCTATTATGTCTAAGTTAAGGAAGATAGTACAGGAGACTGGGATAGGGTTGTTCCTCGTATCTCACCTCAAGAGACCCCAAGGTAAGTCCCACGAGGAAGGAGGGCGTGTATCCCTCTCTGAACTTCGAGGCTCGGCGGCGATTGCCCAACTGTCTGATATGGTCATAGGCTTAGAGAGAAATCAACAAGCAGATGATAGTGTAGACAGAAATACCACAGTCCTACGGATAATAAAGAACAGGTTTAGTGGTCTGACAGGTAAAGCAGGTGAGTTGATATATAATAAGGACACAGGCAGACTAAGAGAAGGAGTAGATGGTGAGAGCTTATTTTGATATAGAGACAGATGGTCTCGAAGCTAGTCGAGTACACTGCATCTGTGCAATGCTTGATGATGATGATACTGTATATAATTTTATAGGAGAAAAATGTTATGGACAATTTTATGATTGGTTGGTTTATGAAGGGGTTCGAGTTATTGTTGCTCACAACGGCATTAACTTTGATATTCCTGTTCTGCGTATGGTTAGTGGGTATGAGTGGTCTTTTGATATACGAGACACTTTGGTCTTGTCCCGCCTCTACAACCCTTCCTTGGATGGAGGTCACTCTCTGAAGAAGTGGGGTGAACGATTAGGTAACTCTAAAGGTGACTATGATGGTGGTTGGGAGGAGTTCTCTATGGAGATGTTATCCTACTGTCAGCAAGATGTAAGAGTCTTGAGAGACTTATATCATCACTTAAAATATAAACTAGGTGATACAGATGAACAAGCCATATTACTTGAACATAAGGTAGCAGAGATAATACAGACACAACAACAGAATGGAATTTCTTTCGATGAGAGGAAAGCCTATAATCTACTCGCTGAACTTAAAGAACAAGTACTAAATATAGAGTCTGAGGTACGGGAAGTTTTTGTCCCATTACCTACTTGGGTTAAACTGACAGAGTTACAGAATAACTACAAGAAAGATGGCACACCTACTAAGGCTTACCAGGGACAACTAGATCGGGGTGCTTATTATGACGATGACGATGAGTACGGCTACATAGATTATCCTCAATTTAACTTAGGGAGTAGACAACAGATAGCTAGATACTTGATGCACTTCGGTTGGAAACCTAAAGAGTATACAGATAAAGGTAGTGCCATAGTCAACGAGAAGGTATTAGGAGGAGTAGATATACCTGAAGTTGAACTGATAGTTAAGTACCTAACCCTAACTAAGAGATTGGCTATGGTCAAGAGTTGGCTAGAGGCAGTTACGGATGAAGGTAAGATACACGGTAAGGTAAATACTTGTGGTGCTGTAACAGGGAGGATGACTCACTCTAAACCTAACCTAGCACAAGTTCCTAGTGTCTATTCTGAGTACGGTAAGGAATGTAGGGAATTATGGACAGTACCTACAGGCAAGAAGTTGGTAGGTATAGATGCTAGTGGTCTAGAGTTAAGGATGTTAGCACACTATATGAATGATGATGGTTATACAGAGGAGATATTAAATGGGGACATACACACAGCAAATCAAATGGCTGCAGGACTTCAATCTAGAGATTCAGCGAAGACTTTTATCTATGCCTTCCTATATGGAGCAGGTGATGGAAAAATCGGAGAAGTCGTTGGAGGAAAAGCGAAGGACGGTAAGAGACTTAAAGCAAAGTTCCTTGATAATACGCCTTCACTTAGAGTACTACGAGGAGAAGTTGACAGAGGAAGCTCAAAAGGTTGGCTTAGAGGTCTAGATGGGAGGAAACTACATATAAGGTCTCAGCATAGTGCTCTGAATGTATTACTACAATCAGCAGGTGCTATAGTGATGAAACAAGCATTGGTCTTACTAGAGAAGTATGCTACTGACTATAAGATAGACTATAAATTTGTTCTCAATGTTCACGATGAATTTCAAGTAGAGGTATGTGAGGAACAGGCAGAACAATTTGGGAGACTTGCAGTTGATTGTATCAAGAGAGCAGGTCTAGATTTTAAACTAAACTGTCCTTTGGACGGTGAATATAAGGTGGGGGATAACTGGAGTGAAACACATTAATACAGGAAAACCTAAAGACTTCCCTTTTACAAGAGAAGAATTATTAGAAGAGTTCGTTTATGATAATGGAAAATTATTACACAAATATACTAAACAAGGTGATGCTAAGAAAGGTTCTGTGGCTGGATGTAAAACAGCACAAGGGTATATACATCTAAGAGTAAAAGGTAAGGTAGTTAAAGCACATCGTGCTGTTTGGGTAATCTTTAATGGAACTATTAGTAAGGATTTTATTATTGACCACATAAACCAAATAAAATGGGATAACAGAATAGAAAATCTAAGATTGGCAGATAACACAATAAATAATCAGAATAGAACCTTTAAAGGATATTCTTACCATAAAAGAGTGAAAAAATATATAACTCAAATTGGGGTGAATAGTAAAAACATACACTTAGGTTACTTCGACACAGCAGAGGAAGCTAGAGAGGCTTATGTAAAAGCAAAAGAAAAATATCATATCATAAAGGAGAGAGTATAATGAGTACAACAGATACACTAATAGATGACATATATCGTATGATAGACACCAAGGAAATTCCTGAAGGTGTAGATGTCGAAGAAGCAATAGAGAGTTTCGGTGAGAATATGAAACAGATATTGCGTGATAACATAACTGACGTACCCTTCGATAGACGTAAGTTAAGGATGTCTAACATAGGTAAGAAGGATAGACAGTTATGGTATGCTTATAATGGTTATGAGGGAGAGGAACTGATGCCTCACACTAGAATTAAATTCTTGTATGGTCATATCATAGAAGAGATGGTATTAGCTCTAGTTAAACTATCAGGTCATAAGGTAACTGATACACAGAAGAGAGTAGAAGTAGAAGGCATCAAAGGTTCTATGGACTGTAAGATAGATGGTCTTCTAG